TATGATCTATGCCGTTGGTAGCCTTACCGCCCGTGTAGAGCCACTTGACCCCGCTGTTAGAAAGAAACGTACAGGGAGGATGGGCAACCATCAAATCCCAAGACTGCTTTGCCATCAAGACTTCCCGAACGTCACGCTGGTAATGCGGTCCAGGTCTCTCAGTGGGGAGCAGGTCACAGCTCCAAGCGTCATGACCACGAGCGAGGAATGCGTCTCGAACAATCCCCGAATATTCACATGCTACGAGTACGCGCACGCTTTGCCTTCTTTCTCTTTTTGGGTTTGGGCTGCTTTGACTTCGGAGTCAGCAAATTGTTGTGAAGAAGGCAGCAACGGCTCTGCCTTCCTCGACCAAGAGAGCATACATGGTGCCCGCCATGTGCCGTTGTTTCGGCCCCCCAAACTATGATGCACGACTGTTCATAGCTCAGAGCTTGTTACAGGAGGGAGTCGCGATGAGGCATCGTGCAGTTCGGCACCGCACAGATGTACTTCTTCACCGCGGAGCTTGTCTTGCCCTGATACTCGCGCTCGCCCAGCTCCACCTTCCCAATACGCCCAATAAGCGGGCCATTGTAGGTCCACTGAGATGGGTCGTCGGTGGGGCCGCCCTCCTCGGGCGTACCGTCCTTCGGACCTATGAACTGCCCAGGTAGTTTAGGATTATCTGAGCCCTCGTCATCATACGGAAGTCCAAGGGCATGACACATATCAAACAGCTCCACACCAAACCCGGTGTTGCCTTGGGTGAAGATGGGGCTGTCATTGAGGGTGGGGTGGTTGATTATGACAAGCTGTGGGCGGAGGTTTGCTGTTCGCGGCTTCCCAGGCTTCTCATTTGCCCACTTGGGCTTGAATCCGTCCAGACGAAACTCGTAGATGCCCAGAGGCGGGTTCTTTAGACCTTCAAGGGATTCTTTGGGGACTGTGAATTTTGGCATAGCTTTGTGTTGTCCTTTCGTGTACGCGTTGACATGTTTTGAGTATGCGTTTGCGTTTGGTTGTTGATGCGTTGGGGTTGTGGGTGTTCAACAAATGAACACCCATGACAAAAATCAAGTTTTGATTACTGAACCTTCCCCGCCCCCAACTCAATCATTCTCTTGATGTTGGGGACGAACTTGTCGGGTGTCACCTTGCTGAAGTCCAAGGTGGTGGAGGCGCTGAATCTTTGATCTGGGAGCACCTGCACCGTTGGCACGATCTTCTCCCGAGTGATCCGCCAAACTTCGTTAAAATTTAGGAGCAAGTTCCGGTAGCGCCCAGGATACACGTCAATCCTCCCTGTCAGGATTTTGCGATCCTCGGTGGAGTTTGGTGCCTCCTCAGGCTGCTCATGGTAGATCACAATGAGGTCAAGGTCCTTGATGGCGAGCTGGCGGAAGATCAGATTCTCCACTGCCGGGATCTCGAAGTTCCAAAAGTCCCGGCTCCCTCTTATCTGAAGTTTGCCTCCCACCACCACCATCTCCCGTCGAATGTCTTTGTTGGTGTAGAGGATGTAGTTGGAAGCGCAGCGTGCGATGCTAAAGAGGCTGTCGTCCACGAGAGTGCGAGGACGAACGTCCGGCCATCCCTGCGCACCGTAAATCTCACCTATTGTCTTGAGGGTTTTGCCCTGTTCGATATGGGTGGCGAGGGTGAGCATGTCGTTGTAGGCGGTGGGTTGTCGCCCACTTTCAAGAGAGTCCATTATGGTGAGGGCGTAGACGCCCTTGATGCCAGCGAGGCTCTCTCTCCTGTTGTCAGCGTCGATGAATAGGACAGGCTCACGAGCTGTGGCAGCAAGTCGGCTCTTCCCACTCTTCCCAGGGCCCACAAGAGCCATGTGAATGCGGTCTACGGCTGTGGCCTGTTCCATTGATGCTGCTTCGATTGGCATAGTTTATGGTTCCTTTAGTGTTGTGTTGAGCTGTTGAGCTGTTGTGTTGAGCTGTGATGTTGTGATGTTGTGTATTGTGTTGGAAAGAGTCCGCATAAGAAATTTAGAGGAACAGTCCAGCCCGCACAGATGATGCGCTTTTGAGTTGTTTGGGTTTGAAGCATCCCAAGGAACTACAGACGCGCCGCCATTAGGAAGGACCTTCCCAATAAACCAGTTGTTGGACTCCTTTCTGGTTTCGGGGCAAATCTCACATCTAAACCCATTGAATTTTGCCATCCTACTCCTCCTCATCAAACGGACTCCACGGATCAGTCACAATGTAATCACTCTGGGAGATCAAGGGCCTCACTCCTGCGGGGCGGCTGCACAGAGGTCTGAAGTCGCACCCGCTCCATTGATGGCAGGCGAACTCATTGCGGGTCCAGCGACCCCTCTCCATCGAGCGGCGTAGGTCCTCTGCCTTCGTGAGGATGCCTTGACGCCACTCCTCAATCTCCTCAACGCTGAACTGTGGGCGCACACGAGCGAAACGAGGCTTCTCCAGCTTCGTCACTCTGTCAGTGGCGGCAGGCAGTCTCCCACACACACTCACGATGCAGCGATCTGGGGTTTGGGTGAAGCCCAAGTCCCGCGCAATCTGCGCCAATGCAAAGACGTAGCCTGTGAGTTGGCAGTGCGGCTTCCAAATCTCGTTGACATCTTTGGTGATGCAGTCTTTGGTCTTTTGGTCCAAGGGGGCAAGGACTCCTGTAGCATTCTCGTAGACCACGAGATCAGGCTTGCCCTGCCAATAGACGATGACTTCGCTGGTCTCCCCGACGCACACATCCCCGTGGCGACCGAAGGGAGCTTCTGCGGAGATGATCTTGAAGTCTCGGAAGTCCTGCTGCGCAAACCTGTCGTAGTATTGAGCTGCCATGAGAAGGGGACCAACAGGCAAGGCGGTCTGGGCCTCCACCTTTCGGGCCTCGTCGTGCTCCCCTGCCTCGCGCAGTCTTGCGGCTTTATCCTTGTACATTTGCAAGAATGTCTCTGCAACTTGCCCCTGAGGGAAGTACTTTGTGAACTGCCCCGCGGAGATTGGGAGTGCAAACTTCTCGTACTTCTCCACTGCTTTGGGCGAGCCTTGGCTCATGGAATCCATGTCGAACTCGACCCAGGCATTCCCAGCAATCACGAGGATGTCCATCATGGTTGGACACAAGTTCGTACCACTTCCGATTGTGTCAGACTGCCTTGCTGCCATGTGTTTGTAGAAATTCTCACTCACACGACTCCACCAACTTCCAATACTCATCGCTGCGCTCAAGGGGCCCTTGTGCTTGAGCACCTGCGGTGCATTGGAGATATATCTGTTGAAGAACTTAGTCGGGCATTCTGAGAACGGAGCCAAGGTATGGGCGTCGAAGTAGAAGGCCCACCGCCCATCCTTCAAGATTCGGTATATCTGGCCAAGAGGCAAGGTTCTGCCAAGGGCAGGCTCATTGTTGGTCATTTTATTTGCTCTCCCTGATTTGCTTCAGCATTTGGGCAAACTTAATCAGCTTCTCCGCGGAGTCTATTCTGATCCCCAGCCCGCTTGCAATCCCCTTGAGGTCGTCTGCTGTTTTTTTGGCTTTGCGTGCAGCCTTCTCCGCAGCGCTCAAGGCCCCGGAAGAGCCATTTGTGATAATCTTGGCACCCGAGGCGAGCATATCTATACCCTGCTGACGCAGGCGCTTTTGCCTCCCAATGCGTCTCTCCTCCAGTTCACACTCAGAGGAGGCTATCTCAATTCTCTTCACATCGAGGGTGTGGATGAGGGAGACAATTTGGAGCTTGAGATCGATGATGTGAGATCGGAGTTTGTCATCATCCATCTCCACAATAGCTTGGAGTTTGGTCTTGAATGCGAAGCCGATGGGCTTTAGGATTTGGCCCTTGTGTCTCACATCCTCATCATCTATGAGCGGAGCTAGCTTGATGGCTGTTTCTGGGTCTGTGCAACAAGCACATACCTTCTCATTGATGGGATTCCTGTGCTCCTCGCAGAATGGACTATGACACACAATGCAGAGCCTTGTCGCATCTGCTAAGCCTTCTAGTTCGTGCATAAATCTGCATGGTTGGGCTGAATTGGGCATAGTTGCTCTCTAGCGCGCCTTCGGCGCCTCTTTCTTGCTGCGCGCGGCAGCAGCCTTCTAACTTCGATGTTACATCTTACGTCCTGGGACTTGAACTGTGACTTGCCCGTCCAAGAACATCTCCACAAGACGACGGATGAGGATGGCGCGATCTCCCTGACGCGGGAGGCGTCGCGCCAACCTCTCCCAATTCTGCTTGGGGATTCGGACTGTGGTGATGTGGAGAGGCGAGGCTGCCTGGGCTGAAGACAAAGTTGTTCTCCTTGACTGAGACAAGTGTATTCTCTCTGTATGTCTTTGTCAACAAGAATAAGTGCTTTGTTCTCAGCAACTTGCAGCACATCGTGATCTACGTCACAATTCTGACTCTTCCTCAGCACTCAACAGTGGCTCACACTCCCACACCGCATCCACCGCAGGGGCCACAAGAGTACAGACTAGATTTCGTGGCACGCTCATCCTGATACTGATGCCAGAGGTCTTGTAGTCCAGATTAAGATCTGAGGAGGAGTAATACTTCGAGATTGGCCGAGGCATCAAAGCTGCCGCTCTCAGGAAAGTGTTTTTATCGTCGTACCACATCAAGATAAAGGGCCGATCCACATCCGCCTCAGGGTCCTTGTCAAGACAGGCTGCAAACTTACGAAGCTCCGCTGCTACTTCACTTGCTTTGGGCACAGGGTGCTCTCTTTCTCCTCGTCTTGCGAGGTCTTGTCCAGTTTTAGTTTGGGAATTATGTCTTTGACTCCCTTTGCGGTTATCTGCTATGAAACTGCGCGCTGACTGCTTCCGACATCTTTTCAACGTCAGCATCGGTTGCCTTTCGCAGGGTTACCCATTGGCCGTCTGGATGTCGGTAGAGAATCCATCCCGCAAGTTCATGTTTAGAGTCGGGATAGCAATACATCATTTCTTTTCCGTTCGACTCGAAGCGCAAAGGCGCGACAGCCAACTTGACCTTGCGCCTAACGAATTCATCCTGCTCTTTGCGATACTTCTGCTGTTCCGCCGTCATTTCATTCCTTTACCAAGGGACTCAAGTACGTAATTCCCTTTAGTTTCACTGGAGTTGTCTGTTCTGCGGCGCAGTCACTGGCTGCGTCTCATGGAACTTCGCCATCATCACCGCGGCCTGCACATCCTCCTGCGTAGCAAGCCCGCTGTGAAGACGGAGAAGTCCCCCTTGGAAGTTCGGTGTTTTGTAGAGCATATCGCCTCGCTCCATGAGATACTGTGCCCCGCCCTCGTCGAGAACAACACGAGAGTCTATCTCTGTGGGCATCCTAAAGCTGAGGCGCGCAAGGAAGTTGGACTTGATATCCCCAGCCACAACCGCGATGCTTGGGCGCTGTGTCGCAGCGATGACGTGGATGCCAGCAGCTCGCGCCTTGCGAGAGAGATAGTCCACCTTCTCAATCCCCAAGGTCACTTTCTTGCCCTTGGCATCCTTGAGACTCACTATATCTGCAAGCTCATCAATCACGAGGACAATGTAGGGGAGAGAGTCGTAGCCTCGCGAGGGCGCCTGGGCGTTGTACTCTTGGATGTTCTTAGCGCCACACTTTGAGAGGACCTGAAGTCGTTGGTCTGTCTCTTCGCATAGGTTCTCCAAATACTCGATGGTGCGCAAGGGGTTGGTGGCTCTCTCCCACATGAGATGTGGGCAACCGACAAAATCGGTAAACTCGACTGCTTTTGTGTCGCTGAGTACCAGCTTGACCTCGCTTGCGCGCCTGCTGTACAGGAGCCCCGCACACATGCTTCGAAGGAGAACTGATTTGCCGCCCCCGGTGGAGCCTGCGATGAGGAGATGTGGGAGTGTTGTGAGATCGTCAATGTAGACCTTGCCGAGCCAGTCAGTCCCCAAGTACAGAGGGATGTGCTGCTTCGTGGCATGGCCTTCTCCTTCGGAGAGGTCGGAGAGGTCTGCGACACGGGCGTTGCTGGGGGAACCCACGAGATTTCTCCACAGAACTGTGGTTTGCTCCTTGTTGGGCACATAAATTCCCATCACACCCTCCCCCGCAAGAGGCTTGACTACGATGTGAGGCGTGCAGAGGGCAAGGGCCAAGTCTGGGGCTAGTGCCTCCACTGCAATGGTCTTGGTGCGTCCCTGCGGAGCGAGCCTGTAGAGTGTGACTCTATTCCCATGGGTCACCGTTGATATAGGACGAACGTCGAGTCCGAGGGCAAGGGCCCTCGTCAGAATCACCCCCAGAGTGCTCTGCTGTTGAGGGGACAGGGCTTCGCCCTTGGGCGACATGGGCGTTGCTGGAGAAGTCGAACTTTTGGGTTCCATTCTGGGTGAGTTCCTTTTTCTTGCGAGATGATTTCTCTGCGGCAGGCTTGGGAGTACCTACGATATCGTAGCCATGCTCTACCGGATTTTGGGTGCTGCGGTATTGACAGACATCCTCATCAAGGAGTGTGATCTTGTAGTGCAAGTTTGTGAGAATCTTCACTCCACTTTGGGAGTAGAAGAGCAATGTGCCTGGGCGCACCACTGCGCTTTGGCACCACTCATAGTTGCCCAAGGGTCGCGTGTCTGCGCTGCCTTCGGCAGAGGGGTAGAGTTTGATGTTCATGATCTAATCCTTTCGCTGAGTTTGATCCGCTCAGTCTCACCGAGGATGAATTCAACGTCTATGACATCGCCAGAGCGCAGGAAATCCCAGTTATCTGCGATGTATTTGTGGGCCACATGCCATGTGCGATCACCCCAATCGTAGGGATCGTAGCATGATTTGCCGCCATCGAGACGAGTCAGCAAAACTAGAGGCTCATCTCCGTAACCAGCCCTGCTTATAAGCAGGGCTTCCTTGTCGTTGGCCTCAAGGCAACGATCAATTCGAATGGCTATTGCCGGGATAAATGTACCTGAGTCTCGAATCTCGAATGTTTTGATAATCATCTAGATTCCTTTCAAGTTCCACGCTTTTGTATATTTGAACACCTCCGAACTACGCAGGTGGTGTAGTCCGGAGGTGCAGCACCCCTCTCCTGGAAGCGAGGAGCAAAACAGGAGAAGGTGCAAGCCTTCGGCTCACAAAGAGCCGCTGAGCCGCTAGAATTTGACTTCGTTGGCACCAAGCTCCTTCGCCCCAACTTCCCCACTCGTCAGCATTGCGCGGTAGCGTGGGGTGAGGTAATGCAATGCTCTGGCAAACGCCTCAGCATCTGTGAACTTGATGTAGATGCCTCCTGTGATCTCTGCGATGTCCTGAAGGAGCTTCTCACCTGAGGTGTCTGTGCCGATGTGACAACAGTCCACAGAGACGCCTGCGCTCTTGTACTGCTGGGCGAGGTCAAGACATGCCTGAGGTGAGTTTGCGCACCCATCTGAGATCAAGACCCCACGTGTGATGGAGTAGGACATGAGCACCCTCTCCATTGCCCTACTCATGGGGGTGGAACCCCCTGCGTTGAACCGCAGCCCAAGCATCAGGGCGAGCTGGTTTGTGGGCGGGATGCTGAGATGCGCAGTATGAGGAAATGTCTCTGTGCAGAGAGTGGAATCTGAGAAATCAAGACTTGTTATAAAGTTGTCGTAGGCACGAGCCAAAAGTTCAATTTTGGAATGACTCGGCAGCGATGTGCCTGCGGCCGAAGCCATACTTCCTGAGCAATCCAAGAGAATTGCGAGGCGGTTTGGCATGGAGGCCAAGTCAACTTGATTCTGCTGCTCTTGTTTTTGGGCTGCTTGTGCTCGCGCAAGAAGGGGAGGCAGGCCAACCTTGCCTCCTGGCTTCTTGGCGAGCCCACCTCCTGCGGAGCTTGAGGCTCCGTTTTGTGGAGACTTGGTGAGTTTATCGTTCATTATGGGCTTGTTCATTTGGGTTCCTCGCTTCCTCGCGCCTTGCGCGAGTTTGTTGTGAAATGGGTGTTCACACTCTGAACACCTTAGATTAGATGCTTGCATTCCCTGCCCCTCTTGTATAGAGGTCCTTCTCAAGCCTTTGCCATGCAGCATTGAGCTTGCTCATTGAGGTCATGTCTCCCCCATGATCTGGATGCAGCACCGTAGCTGCATGACGGTAGGCTCGTTGCGCCGCCTCGAATGGGAGAAGTCTGAAGAACTCCACAATCACGCTGTCCAACGGAGAGGACATCACAGATTTTGGCTGCGAAGCAGTTTGAGCCTGCTCCTTTGTGATGACCGTGGGGGGCTGCCTGAACAGCTTTGTGACAAGCTCGCGCACGCCTGGGAGGCACCTCTCCGTGATTGTCCACATCTTGGCTGCGGGATCCCAAAGCCGATCCGAGGCTGGAATGGTTGTCTTGAGGAGATCCACAAAGACTGCGTTGTATGGGGTGACCATACGATATGCGCCAACGTTGGAGTCCCAGAAGATTTTGGAGGTGCCTCCACTGCTGCCTGAGGGGGTCATGGCTTCCACCCACAAATCAGCATCCCCACACTCACCCAGAGCACCACAGCCCAGAACACCACAGTCCAGAGCGCCACAGCCCAGAGCAACACAGGCATGATTAGTTCCGAAAACACAAGGGACCAGAAGTCGTATCTTGGGCTTTCCTTTGGCTCGGGCAGCTCATAGGAATCCTGCCCTCCCATATAGTAGAAGAGTTTTATTGGCTTGGGCTTGTTCATTTTTGTTCTCCTCACTGCTCCGAGAGCAGCTTCGACTGTTTTGTTATGGACTCTTTACTCAACCAACACGGCCTCGACGTACCTGATTGACGGACTCGACGTACCTGATTGACGGACGCGCGCCGAAGGCGTGGCGTGCTTGCGTTGGCTCAATAAAAAGCCCACCCTGTCTGCGGCAGGTTCTCCGCAGAGAAGGTGGGAACACAACTTCGTAATTCTCCGAAGGAGCGAAGCTCCTAGATTGCTTCCGACTTGAACGCTGCGACGAGGCGATCCAGGTCGGCTGGGGTGAGAGCCACGCCAAACTGCTCCGAGAGCAGCTTCGCTGCTTTGGCGAGCGGGTCTGCCTTTCGACGCCCTTCTCCAGGCTTCGAGGCTTCTGCCATCACATCGTACAGCCCTTCCACGGCAGGCTGATCCGAGTCGTTCATGAACTCCCGCATCCCCTTGTGCTGTTGCGCGAGAATCAGGCCCCTGTTCACTATGTCCGTAGCTACTTTCTCCGCGATTGTGGCGTCGGGCTGATACAGCCCGATCAGGTCGAACAGCTCTTTCCAGGAATCCACCTCGGTAACTTGGAAGCTCTGGAGCTTTGTGGTAATGTCCATCTCTGTGAGGCCATTCGCGCTTGCCTCTGCCACGATCTCCCTGTAAGACTTCGTTGAGGTGTCGATGTTGTTCTTGATTTCGATGAGCTGCTCCTCGCCTTTGTCGTCCATCTTGGGGGACTTGTCCGCGTTGAATTGCGGAATGCTGAGGTTTGCTCGGGTTTCGTTGTTGGTGTGCATATTGTGGTTCTTCTTTCTTCCAGGCGCCGAAGGCTCGCTGGATGTTGTGCTCCGTCGGTGCTCCGTCGGAGCTTGGTTGGTGCTGCTTTGTGCCAGCTTCGCAGCTTCGCTGCGTCGAAGGCTCGCTGGATGATGCACTTACAGAACTAGCATGACTAGCGTAAGTGTACATGAGACATGAAGCGTCTGTCAAGCTGAGGAGCGGGCACAAGCGCACAAGCACGCACAAGCGCGTGTAAGTGCTCTGCTTTGAAGCACTTGTGAAGCACTTGTGATGCAACGAATTTTGTTGCACTTGACTCAGCGCTTCGCGCGCTCTTCGCTCTTCGCAGGAGTGGGCTCCGTAGGAGCGGAGGTGTCCAATGAGGTGCCTTCCAGGAGCCAGTCCTGTTTCTGCGGACCTCTCTTGAGAATCTGCTTCTTAATTATATCCAGGGCTTCTTGCGCCTTGAGCTGAACAAGCCGTAACTTGGTTGGGCTCATTTTCTTCTGGGCCTCACCCAAAGACTCAGGATCTTTCTTCTTCGGAGGAGGCGCCCCACACACCCAGTCCTTCTGGAACTTCTGTGAGCAGAGCCGACACACAAACCCAGGCACTATGATTATGGTGCCGTTCTTGAGCTTCTCTGTCTTGGCGAGCTTCTCTCGCGAGAGCACAGAGGCGGAGCCGCAATTCGGGCAGTGTGGTCTTGGGGTCTTGACTCTGCCACATCGACAGAGTGAGTCTGAGCGCTCTTCGTGCTCCTCTGAGCGCTCTTCGTGCTCCTCTGAGCGCTCCGTGCGCACGCTGGCCTCACCGCTGGCCTCCAGCGCAGGATCGCGCTCCGCGCGCGCTTCGTGTGCATCTCCACGCGCTTCGTGTGGGCGATCAGCATTTGCCATTTTGTTTCTCCTTGCTCTGCGCTCTGCGCTGCAACTTTTACGGCAGAGGTTCACCCGCTCATTCGGACGCCCGAAGGCGTTTCGATCTTAGGTGCCGCAGGCGGCATACTGCAAGTGCCAGCGCTGCCAGAGTCTCGTTGACGGCTCAGGTACGGTAATATTCAAGTGAGCGGGGGAACTGGTGATACCAATAGAATGCCAGCGCCCGTTAAGACAAACGGCGAACCCAATAACGTAGGCTCCGTAAATGTTCCTTGCAGCGTATGTGGAAGTTTTCACTATCGTGTGTCCTTTCCACTGCATGATTAGAGTCTAATCTAATCGTTTAGGATGTCAAGAACAAAATAAAATTCTATTTGCTTTGTAATCAATAGCTTACCAGCCTGTGCAAATCTTTTTAGATTTCCGTTTAACGGAAATCCGCTTGCGGCGGAGGCCACACGGCGGAGATTATACGATTGCCTCGCCGCCGAAAGGGCCGCCGATCAACATGATGGAGCAGTTTCTAAACTCAGGAGAGCTTGGAAGCTCTCCCGTGCAGCTATCGCGCCACATCTCTCCATCTTCAGATACCCATCTCATGGCGCCGTAGCGGGCAATATATTTCTCGCCGTCCCAGTTTGCTGTGACTATTTCCTTCTCCGTCGACCAGCCACAAGATGCGTCCAGTGAGAGAACTATGTCAAACTCATTCTCCTGGGCCTCACCCAGGAGGTGTCCGAGGCCGAAGTTCTCAGCTTCGTTGGCCTGCCGCGGTGATTTGCCGAAGGCATTTTTCATGATCTTCTCCCTCCTATTTGGTACATGTTGGTGGAGCGACTCAACTCTGCTCCTTTGAGTGCAAATATATTATAGCATATATTTGTGCTGTTGTGTGTGTTTTTTGTCAAGTCTTGTCAAGTCTTGACAAGTCTTGACAAGTCTCTATGTGCTTTAGAATGAGTGCTTTAGAGTGCTTTAGAGTGCTTTAGAGTGCTTTAGAAAAAAACAAACATTTTATAAATTTATCTCGCAGAACACACTGTCTCTGCGCAATCTTGCAACTACGACTTTAGTGCTATGTCGCTTTGGTGCGCAACGAGGCACCGTTTCTTTTATTTTACCCCCCTATCTTAATATATTATTTTTTTTATATAAAAAAAAAAAAAAATGCCACGTCAAACGGAGCGAGTTCCACAGCGAAGCTGAGACGCGCTTCGCGCGAAGCTCCGTAGGAGCGCGAAGCTCCGTAGGAGCGCCGAAGGCGCGGTACGCGGTCATGGCAAACAATGTAGTATTTACACTGTTGCAAGACTGCACAAAAACAGCGCTCAAAACAAATAATTTTGCAATGTATGTGTTCATTTGTAAGTGCTTTGTCTTGAGCAAGATGCGTATCTTGAACACACAACTTAAAATGCACACAAAGTGAACACCCATAAAGTGAACACCCATGGCACCTCCCCGCTACGCGGGCTTGCGCTTAGCTCTCCGAAGGAGCGCCGAAGGTGTGCCAGAACTGAGCTGCCTCCAGAAGATTTCGCCCGCACGCATTGCATGGCAGGAAGCGGGCCTTATCATGATAGCAGAACACTTTGTAGTAGTCTGCTGGGAGCCACTGCACGACAAGACCACCACTCGCCTCTCGAACCATACCATTGATCCGCTGCAAGCGCAGCGTCACTTCACGTGCACTTGGCGCGGGTGGGATGAGGTCCAAGTACTTGCCTGGCTCACGTAGATTGAAGTTGCTTCCACACTCGTTCGGAGATGTGTGGTGACGCGGAGCGAGAAGTGCAACGAAAGTGCGGGCATCTTGCACGCGCTTCGCTTGACCACGAGCGGTGGGCTGTGCGCTTCGCAAGCGCTTCGCGCGCTCCGCGCGCTGGCACAGTTCGATGGATATGGGATTTCCGAGCGAGTCACACTTGATATGGATCATGAGTTCTCCAGCTTGCGGGCGCTTGTGCACTGCGCTTGCGCACTGCTCTTGCGCAGTGCACTTGCGCGGGCGCAAGAAAATCCCCATCGCACAGAGCGCATTGTGCGATGGGGCAATATGGTTGATCGTAGCTGAGACTATGCAACAGCGCTCTTGGTCTTAAGACTTTGCTTTGCCACTTCCAGCGCTAGCGCTGTGAGCAGTTTCACAGAATCAGTGAACAAAGCAGCATCTTCCATTTGGAGTGTGCAGACAACTTGCGCTAGCGCTGGATTGATTCGCAAGAAGCTAGCGATCTTCTCTTTGGCAAGCTGCTGCTCTTCTGCGGACTTGCGCTTCAAAGTTGCTTTGATACTGTTCTCGCGTGCTCCCAGTCCAAGCTGAAAGAGATGATACGTGGTTGCGTCCCACTTAGTTCCATCGCTCTCTTGCACGTCAAGCAATCGAGTGAGTTCTTCATCTGTGATTATTATTTGAATAGTGTTGGATGTATCAGAGTCGTTGCTCTGTGTGTTGCTCTGCTGTGTCATTGTGTTTTCTCCTCGTTTAATTTGCGCATGTTGCGCGTGTTGCGCGTGTTGCGCGTGTTGAATCTTAGCTTCTCATCTATTACGTTCGCGTTCGCGTCCTGGCAGCAGCGCAGCGCCACAGCAGCGCAGCGCCCCAAGAGGGGGTGGAGGCTCAAAATCTCGCTTGAGCTTCGATGCTTATACCTTTGAAAATAATTTTTTCCCAAATCAGCGTTCTAGCTCCTACGGTCATGTCATTCCTACGGTCATGTCATTCGCACAGTCGCACAGCGAGATGAGCGTCGCACAGCGAGATGAGCGTCGCACAGCGAGATGAGCGTCGCACAGCGAGATGAGCGTCGGTCATTCTATGGAGTGTGTGACAGATGCGCAGGTGTTCAAGGCATGAACACCCATGCACGGCGAGAGGGCCCAAGCAACGCTCAGGGCTGCCTGCGGCAGTGGCGTGGTGCAGGTGCGGTGGCTGGGTTGTGCGGGCTGTGTGTGGCAGCGCCGCGAGGCTGTGACAAACACACAAGAATACTGAGAGAATACACTGCGATGTCCCGCTTCGCGCAACCTACGCTTCGCGCACGACTTACAAAGGTGAGAAAGAGATGAGAATTGTGTTGCGTTGCTGTACGAGCTGTGCTAGACTCAATGCAGCTCTAAGTGTACACCTTCGATGTAGGTAAGCGAAGATGCCTCCTCTCCCACCCAACTCGTTAGGCACCTCCTTAGGAGGTGGCTCAGGCCAAGGGCCTAGCAGCAAGCTCCTGATTCGCATCCAACAGATCGCACGCTACCGCGTCACAGGGCGATTCTCTGACACGCGGATTGCGGAGATGGTGGGGCTCAGTGCAGCCCAGCTACGCACGGTTCTTCAGACGTCTCAGTACATCGAAATTGAGGAGAGCCTCCTCGAAGGGCGTCTCTCCAAGATTGACGAGGAGCTGGAGGATCAAGACGACAGGCTTCAGGAGAAGGCGGAGCTGATGGTGCCTGCGGCACTGAACGCTCTCCTCGAAGCGGTCTTACAGAGGCGTGATCTCAGGGCTTCGCTGGTGGCGGCCAAAGAAATCTTGGACCGGGACCCCAAGGCACGCTTCCTCGCCAACAAGGGCACCACAGGCTCAGAGAGAGACAAGGCAGATAAGCCCACACTTCCCGCAGACATCGTGGCGAGCTTGGCTGTGGAGGGGAACAAGGTGGTGGCGGAGATTAAGCTGCCTGCGAAGCAGGGCGGGGCAAGCGCAAGGGTGGAGACACAGATGCAGGCACAGGAGAAGAAGCCTGTGCTCGACAGCAAGACGGTTGTGATGCAAGAGACAGGGGAGGCATAAGATGGGAGCTTTGGGAGCTGCGGGAGCTGGAGCTTTAGGTGTGCTAGGTACCATAGATAAGGTACGTAAGATTGCGGGAGCAGGCGGGAGCGGTAAGGGTGCCCCCGCACTCCCTGCGAGAAAATCTGTTGCTGCCTCGCCTGGAGTGAGCATCACATCTGGGGTGGGGTCCTCGATGGGGTCCATGGGAACGAAGAAGGCGTATGCCCCCAAGATGCAGTGGGGGCAGTAGCGCAGCTACGCAACCAAGACAAGAACAGGAATGCACCTTTTTGATCCCATCCCGATCCCGCAAGACGCAGACCCCACGAGACAGCTGCGTCTCCACAGGCTGAACTGTCTGGGCTCCTTGCACTACTTCATCAAAGTGGCGCTGATGCGCAAGCGCCTGACCAGGCACTTCCACCTCAAAATCTGCAAATCTCTTGAAAGTGAGCGAATCAAGCTCCTTATGGAGATTCCGAGAGACTTCTTCAAATCTACGATTGCCTCAGAGGGGCTGCCAATGTGGCGCGCCCTCCCAATTTCGCAAAGAGATGTGGAGGAGTTTACAGCCTTGGGGTATCCTCAAGAGTTCCTCCGCTACATGCTCATAATTCATGATTGCACCAAACGCAATCTCCTTGTCTCGGAGACCGTGACGAATGCAGCCAAACTAGGGACCAAGATTCGCAAACACTACGAGAGTAACGCAATCTACAGGACTCTGTTCCCCGAAACTCTGCCTACAGCGCAGAATCGGTGGACAGATTTCAGTCTTGAGGTTAACCAACCCGCCAGCGCTGCTCCACACGGCGAGGGCACCTTCGACTTCCTCGGTGTGGGCGGTGCTGCACAGTCTCGTCACTATAATGGGCTCATCATTCAGGATGATTTGCCTGGGCGCAAAGCCATAGAGTCGCCCTCAGTCATGGATAAGGCTATTGACTATCATCAGCTTGTCATGTCATTGTATGACAAGGATGACGCTTCGCATAGCGGTGATGAGCTTGTGATTGGGAATAGATGGGGCTACCACGACCTCAACTCTCACATCAGGGAGAAGGAGCCGTGGTTCACAGTTGAGAATCACTCCGCCTTGGGCGGCTGCTGTGATGAGCACCCATTCGGCGTTCCTATATTCCCAGAGGAATGGGACCTCGACAAGCTCAATGAGGCGAAGGCTCGCTACGGTGCCTACAAGTTCTCCTGTCAATACCTCAACTCTCCCGTAGCCCCAGAGGATGCTGACTTTAAGGATGAGTACCTAAACTACTTCACTCTTGAGCAGGATCACAGTGATGCCTCGGTGATTGTGGTGCATGAATCTGCAAATGGCCTCATTAGGAAGGACATCCCCTACAGGAGGCTCAGTGTCGCCATGGCGTGTGATCCCACTCACACGGCCGGAGGCCGGTGTCGCCATGCCATCGTAGTGCTGGGGATCAGTCCTGAGGGCAACTACTACCTTCTTGACACATGGGCACAGTCCTCCAGTCACGAGATTTTCTTCAACAAAATCTACGCGATGGCGGAGAAGTGGCGCTGCAAGAAAGTGGGCTTCGAGACATGCGCGGGGCAGAGCCTCGCCCTCCCTCATATCAAATACTTGAACACAGTGCGCCCCTGGCGCATCAACATCACAGAACTCAAAGGGGAGGTTGAGGGCCCAGATGGGGAGATCACCACGAAGAAGGAGTGGCGCATACGCAACATCCTCGGCCCAATCTTTGAGTTTGGTCGCTTCTTCATGCAGCGCAAGCAACAGGACTTTCTTGGGGAGTACACCACGTTTCCTCGTGGACGATATTGCGATCAGCTTGACGCGCTTGCGTATGCGCCTCAGCTCCTCCGCACTCCAATGAACGCTCAAGTTGCAGATGCGATGTTGCGGCAGAACAAGCAGATGTCTCGGCAGATCGCGCAGCCCTACAGCGTCCATACGGCTGCGCACAGCTACGGAGGTTATTTGAGCGGCGGGTATGGTGGTCTAATTGGCGACGCCCTAAAAGGAGGTCGCGCATGAATAATGTAGCCAGCAGTTGGAAAACAACAGTAGTGGGTCTGGCCAGTGCTGGGCTCTACGCTTGGGCCAATGCAGGCAATATGGATGCCAAGCACATAGCGGTTGCAGTCCTGATGGCCGTGATTGGCGCAGCGATGCACGATAGCTCGCTGTTTGGTCCAACAGCAGCAGAGATTCAACCTGCTGCGCAGCGCGACCAAGGAGCCTCGGCAGGAAAATAAGATATGCCCAATCCTTTCGACGCGCTAGCGACCTACTTTCTCGGCAAGATTCAGCAGAAGGTCTATCAGACATGGATGCGCCTGCTGTTTCAGCTCGCGGTTTCGATGGCGGGTTCATTCCTGTTTATCGCGGGGACAACAATGGTCGCAAGCATCACCAAGATGCCAGCGAGCGATGCGCTAGTCCTCGGGCTCGGGTCAGGAATGGTCGCAGCGGCCTGCGTACTGGTTTACTTCATCAGGCGCGATCCGAACCTGAAGGGCATGATGTTTGTGTTTCCCCAGGCCGAAGCCGAGAAGGAATTAAATTCCGATATGCAGGTCATCACCAAATCAGACAAATAACGGAGGAATCATGGCAAACAAGTTCGTTGCGTTTCTGGATAAGGTTGCATCCGGTGCTAAGGGCGTCGGAAAATTCATCGCGGAGAAAGCCCTTCCGCTGGCAGTCGAAGGTGCCGAATTGGTCGAGCCGGTAGTGGATTTAGCCTTCCCCGCGATTGGCCCGGAGTTCATTATCGTCGTGTCGGCCGTCGCCCAGACTGAGGCCTCATGGGCCGTGGTCGGCCAGGAAACTGGCACCGGTGCACAGAAGATGGCTGATGTCATCTCAATGGTCGAATCGAAGCTGTTACCCACTCTGACCGCTCAGGGACTGGAGACGGCAGCAGCTCAGGCCAAGATTGCCACCTACGCTCAGGCCGTGGTGACTATCCTCAACACGTTTCCAGTAGTCACGCAGCCCGTCGTCACGCAGACAGCTTAAGTCGGACAGGAGCACTTTGCTTGAGCAGATCAAAATCCCGTTGAGTGGTGAGGCTGAGGAGAGGCTGTGTCGTTACTTGGGCCAACGTATTCGTGGGCTCAAGAGCGGCCTCTCCGACCTTCACGAGAACAGGATTGTGCAGTGGCGCAAGGCTTACGAGGCTACGCCTGCTGAGTCCACACGGGAGTTCCCATGGCATGGCGCCTCCAACCTCGTTGTCCCGGTCATCGCCATTCATTGTGACACACTGCTCGCTCGGGTGATGAACGCCATCATCAAGACAAGCCCACTGTGGACAGCTCGACTCATAGGCAAGTACCCCAAGAAGGCCATTGAGTTCAAGAATGCCTTTGAGGAGTTCATGCAGTACGTTGGGTTGGAGCCCACAGAACTCGATCTCTATCGAGTGTATCATGAATGGTTTGGGGAAGCCATTCGCTATGGCACCTCTGTCTTGAAGTGCCCGTGGATCACGGAGATTGAGGACAAGATTGCTCCAGCAGGTGACGGGACTGGGAAGCCCTACGCAGACATCACCTACGAGGGGCCGCGACCTGAGAAACTCCCATTCAATGACTTCTTGATGTCCCCAGTTCACAAGACTATTGAGTCTGCGGATTTCAAGGCCCACAGAATCAGATTGAGCCGCTTTGCGCTTGAGGAGCGGGCGTGGAGGGGCATCTACGACAAGGCCAAAGTTAAGGAGATTCTTGGGAAGCCTGACCTCACCTCGCCTGATGCAGTGGCTCAGATGCAGCAGACTGACGCAGGGGCACAGGTCAGCGCAACCTACGGCTTCGAAGAATACCACATCTACGAATGCCATTTCAAGTACCGCGTCAATCGTGGGCGCTTTGTTCGATGTATGGCATGGTACAACGAGAAGAACAACAAACTCCTCCGCGCATACTATCAGTACTACCCTGACGAGGTGTTTTTGGCTGCGCGCCTCTTCTACAGAGATGATTACTTCTACGGCTACGGGTTCTGTGAGACCCTTGGGATGTTTCAAGAAGAAATCTCGCAGATTCACAATCAGCGTCGTGACAACTCCACTGTTGCCAACACGATGACATGGCGGGTGGACCCGGATGCAATTCTCGACAAGGGCTACAGAGTGTTCCCGGGTGCCACTCTCCCAGGAAAGAAAGGCGACATCGAGGGCCTCTCGCCTGGGCAGGTCTCCCCCATGATGATTGATGAGGAGAGGATGTCACTGGAGCTGGCCGAGAAGCGTAGTGGCGTCTCAGCCCCCATACAAGGCATGGGCTCAGGGGTGATGTCCAAACGTGGAGTTTACAGCGCGATGGGCACGCTCTCTCTCCTTCAGGAAGGCAACACACGCACTGACCTCAACATCACGGATATAAGATATGCACATACCAAATTGGGCCGTTTGCTCTCAAAGCAGTATGCGGAGTTTGGGCTTGGCACACGTCCAAGACAATTTGGACTTGACGGACCAGCTATTCAGGCTGCGTTCGAGGGAATACGTGACAAGGCGATATGCCTCCCAGTCTCTGCGTCCACAGCCTCAGTCAACAGAGAAGTTGAAAAGCAAGCTGACATCATGCTCTCGGGGTTGATGCAGAAGCACTACCAGATGATTGGGCAGATGCTTCAAGCAGCATCCAACCAATTCACTCCACCTGAGATGAAACAGTACCTCAACGACTCCATCGAAGCCGCAAATACCTTGATGAAGTCGGTGTTTAGACATTTCGGCTACGACGAAGTGGAGAGATATGTTCCTGAAGTACAGGCTGCCGCAGCGCCCCAAGCCCCACAAAGGGCATTGCCTGGTGGAATGTCTGCCGCGCCTGGAGGAGGAGGGGCTCCTAAGCCACCTGGTCCAGCAGGGACTCCTCAGGGGGCTCCTCCTCCAAACAACGGTGCTGCACCTCCCAGCGGAGCTGCTGGTGGAGGGGGGGTCATATGACCAATCTTGACATAATTCTTGACAAGGCCCCCTCGATGAGGGCATGGTTCCAAGACCCCCGCACCAAAACATTCTTCGAGTGGCTCTTGGCGGAGCGCCAAAGTCCTGACAGGCAGCTCAAAGAAGCCTCAGATGTGCATGTGATGTATCGGGCGCAGGGAGAGATAGCAAGGCTTGATCGGATTTTGGGCCTCGAAGCACTTGTTGTGCAGCATCTAAAGAAGCAGACCAAATAAATCGACGGGAGGCGGCTTATGCCATGGTGGGGAAACAAGAGGGAAGAAGAGGTGCCTGAGGCGCTTCGCAATTTGACACCTGAGCAAATTGTTGAGGCTGTGCAGGGCCACGCAACTCTAAAATCAGAGCTTGAGGCTACGAAGGGTCAGCTCTCTGAATTTGAAGAGACGAAGAGACGACTTTCAGAGCTGGAGGCAAGAGTGCCTCTTGCGGAGCCCAAGCGCAATGAGGGGCGAGCTGCCCCAATCTCCTTCCTCGAAGATGAGGATGCAGCGTTCAATCAGCGCGCCGCCCCCATGTATGGGGCTATGCTTGCAATGGGCGCAGCCCAGAGCGAGATGATTTTCACCAATGGAGTCACAGACCCAGTGGAGAAGGCTCTGTTCAAAAAGTACGGTCCTGAGTTGAGGGAGATTATGAAGAAGGAGCCTCCTCAGAATCAAGCCTCTCCACTTGCGTGGAGTACTGCCTTCGACGTGGTGAAGGGGAGGCACATGGCAGACATTGCCAAGGCAGCTCAAGACAGGACTGACTTCTTCGCAGAGGCATCTGAGGGCTCAGAGGACGCTGGGCCTGGTCGTACAGCGCCTCCATCTGACAGACTCACAGACGACGAGGCAAGGCTTGCGGCCAAGTATGGCTTGAAGCCTGAAGAGGCTCTTGCCTCTCGGAAAGAGATGGTGATTTATCATGGCTGATACAACGGCAGGCCCCGCACTCACAAGTGCAAATGTGGCGAAGCCTTTGATCGACACAGCAGCGGTTAAGCTGGCTGCTGCAACATTGGCAGCAACAGCCCAGAAGATTGCTGCGAAGCAGAGCGGCGGAGCGGTTGCTGTGGAAGATGAGCAGATCATCGCAAAACCTCTTGTCACAGCAGATTTCATGAATGTGAGGCTCAAGAACCCTATGTTGCAGCCTCGTTGGGTCCTTCACACTCTCTACAAGAACAACGGGGAGCAGAGTGGCTTGCGCTACGAACAGGCCAAGGTTCAAGGCTACGCTCCCGTGGTTGAGGCTGATCTAGCGGAGCCTGAGAAACTGGGGTTGTATTCCCGTGACGGCGGGACAAAGTACATCAACGGTGATGTAATCTTGATGAAGATAAACAAGGCTGCCTATCAGGGCGCCTTGCTACACGCAGCTCAGAAGGCTCGGGCTGCTGTTACCGTCAATGCGGCGGACAAGAGAAATCGTCAAGAGCTTCGTCAAGCGATAAGCGAAGTTCCAAGCGGTCAACGTAGTCAGGCGTCCAAAATCTCAGCTATAACGCCGACCCGAGAAGAGCTGAAGGCTTTTGGAATGACTGATGAAGAACTTGATGAGCAAGTGGCACAGGGTGCAAAATTCTGACGAAGCCCCATGTCTAGGTTCATCAGGGAAGGCCTCCGCTTTGCGGAGGGGGAAGGGGTGACTAGGTGGCTACAGCGGCAGCATATGCTTCAAGGTCCACCATCGGGGCACAGCCGGCTATGCGGCGATTCCTCGAAGGGTCAGGTCTCACCAACGGTCCTAAGGGTACTCCGGTGACGCTCACAAGTGGCTTCTTAGCCATTTGGAACGGCAGCTCGTATACTGGGGCTATTGCGGGGATTCTGGCCGAACCAGTAACCGGCCGAACGACAAGTGGGGTGGCACAGATCATCAGCCCACTTGCTGAGGTCATTGAGAATCAGCCCTATGCTGTGAACATTGCGCTGCCAAAGTGGGATGACGGCAAGCTCAGTGCTTACACGCTGGCTGATGGGGCGACCATTTTTTGGGGGCAGGTGGGCCCAACCCAGGGCGGCGCCAATCTGACCCAGGCAAACGTGGGAGTTGCCTATGGTCTGACTGCTGACACTGATTATCATTGGTATGTGGACACAAGCAAGACCACGACCAGCGGGGGCGGCAGCTCAAATCAGGCTGTTCTCGTCATCGAATCACTTGATCCCAACGACAATCGTGGGGTCTTTTTCAAGTTCTTGCCTGCGGCAGCGCAGCTGGGCGTTGGTTAGGGAGGCTGGCAATGTTAGTTCGTGGACAATGGAGTCAGTTGCAAGCTCCCCATCTCCATGGCGTCTTTGCCCAGTGGCTCAAGCTAAAGCAGAGAGAAGAAGAGTTCTCTCATGTCTTTAACATGGATACCACTGACAAAGCCTTCATCGACATGGCGGAGTTCGTGGGGGTTGGCCCGATGGTTGAGAAGCCAGAGGGTGAGCCTTCGACCTATAGGGATGCAGCTCAAGGCGGCACCAAGCGCATTGAGATGTATACCTATGCGCTGGGCGTTCGCAGCTCCTATGAGCTGTATGAGGACGATCAGTACGGACTTATCAAGCAGATTCCCAAGGCCATCGCCCGCTCGCACCATTTCCTGCGCGAGATGTCTACGTGGAATCTCATCAACTTGGGGTTCATCTCATCGAACTCCATTCTCAATCCCGTCGTCACGGTTGACGGCGTCAACTTGTTCAGCACAGCGCACTACCTCCCAGGTGGGGCGTCTGCGACGAACATCGCACCTGGCGTGAGTTCCTACATCAGCGCCGCGGGTACTTGGCCCAACAGACCCTCTGTGGATGTTGACCTCAGCATGACCGCACTTCAGGCTGCGATCAACAACTTCGAGAGGATGCCGGATGGCGTGGGCATGCCAATGCAGGTTAAGCCGAGACTTCTTGTGATCGCTCCTGAGAACAAGTGGGTCGCTCGCGAAATCCTGGGTTCGGCGCACAAGCCCGACACCGCTGACAACAACATCAACTCAATCCTCAACGAGGACTTGCACTACTTCATCTGCCACTATTTCACCTCCGTCGGCCGGTGGTGTCTCTTGTCAGACAAGAGCGAGCACTCGTTGTATCATATTACGAGGAAGCCACTGGACGACATGTACAGCGACGACTTCGACACCTACTCCATCAAGATGCTCTCGATGAGCAGATTTGGGGTTGGTGCCTTCCATTGGATTGGGACTTACGGCAGCGATGGGCCATAGCTTGTAGAGTGTGGCCCTTCGGGGCTTCTCGCTTTGCGAGATTGCTGAGTGAGATGGGTGTTCAGAACATGAACACCCACAACATCAATTTGCATCTAACGAAAGGATAAAGTCATGGGCTATACACATCACGACGGCGTTGCCGTCAACAGCCTGGCTGTGGGGGCTCCCCTCGCGGCTGTGACTCCTGTCACTGCGTCAACCTCGGCAATGACTGCAAATGCAATAATTGCAAGTGCAGTAGTTACATTGACCTCCGCGCAGATCAAGGCGCTTCAAACAACTGCTCAAACATTGATCGCGGCTCCTCCCGCCGGCTTTGCAATTGATCTCCTCAGTTTTGTGGCAGAGCTGCTTTATGGCAGTGTAACTTACACTGACGCTGGAGGCGCTGTTAATGTCATTGAGGGAAGTGGCAATGCTCTTGTGACAGGCACGGAGTTGGCAAGCGTAATTACAAACGGCTCCTCTCTTGTCAAGTCTCTGCTGCCCACTGACAACGTGACTTTGACGAGTGCCACAGCAGTAACGTTGACCAAGGCAACGAATAACTACGCTGCCGGCAACGGCACCCTGAAGCTGACGCTGCTTTACGCCATAATCGCAGTTTAGTCAGCCTGCGGCTGAGACTGAGGAGGCTGGGATGGCAAGAGGCTACAACGCGCACAGCTCAATCATGGGAGACCCGTGGCATCGCTGTCAGAGATGCGACTGCGAAACACGGGTGTCCCAGCTTGTGTGGCAAAATGGCCTCCTTCTCTGCACCTCCTGTTATGACAATCCAGACGCCTGGACACGAGATGCTGTGATTCAGGAGGTGCTTGCTGAGGGGTCACCTGAGGAAGCGCAGGTGGCCGAAATCCTGAAGGGAGAGAGCAATGAACCTGAACCTCCCCAGCCCTAACGGGACGAGCCATGAGGCTCGCGCAGCGAGTTGGCCACATCACAACACAGCTCACTTATTGAGTTGTGCGGGAGAGTATGGTCTTGAGGGCCCCGTCGACCCTCCTGCTCGGGTTCCCCGTCCCGTTGCCACCATTGCAGAATCGGGTCCGCCGAAGGCGGTAGTGGTGTGGCCTTTTGGAGTTTTGTTTACGTATTTTACAGGCATGATCATGGAGAATGTATGGTCCAGTTTGAATGGTCAATCTCGAT